ACAGTGGAACTGCCAGTGGTCATCTTACCCCAGGTAGCCTTCTTGGATTCATCGAGGTAAAGCTCGGAGTAAAGCCTCCACCACTTCTGGTAGTGCTTGTCAACCCTTTGTCCGCCAATCGATAACTCAACGTTGTTGATCGCACGCTCAGCGACCCAGTTGCAATCATTGGTCGTGTTGGTGGTAACAGTGTTGGCAGAGAGAGACTTAAGCTGGATGTACATGTCACCGACAAGATCACCGTTACGGGCAATAGTGACGGAAACGCGACCGGAGTTGGCGGCAGTACCATTGACGGTCTGCTCGATGTTCTCCATCGCGAAGTTAGTGTGGCGCTTGTATTTGGCCTGGTAAAAAGTTACCTCAGGGTTACCAGTGAGGTAAACATCCTGGGCACCGTACGCGACGAGTTGCATAAGACCGCCGGCCATTTTGAGAGTAGTTGTACTGTATACAGAGAAAATAATTTCAGTAGAACGCGGCAATTTTTCTTTGGATTTTTCTCAGTTGACATTAAATGTCGACACAGCCTGATGATAACGAGATTGAAGAAGGGGAAATTATTACCGATGATGAGAGCGAAGATCTTTCGATAATTGAAGAGGAGGACGATGGTGAAACTCTAGACATGGCCGATATCATAACATCTCTTCTAGCCACAGAGGAGGGTGACACAGTATGCTCAGCTTTAGTTAATATTGCCAGCCAACTTCAGACCCAAAATAAAATTCTTATAAAGATCTTGAGCAAGATAAATTCTGCTTAAGGAATAAAATTGTATATACGGTAGATGAGAGAAACCCACTTCATTGATAAGGATCCAAACTTGTATGATGCACTCACGGAGTTGCAGAAACAGAACATCCAGTCAATGAATGAAGAACAGATTTTACATGTAATAGAAGAGTTTGAGTTTAGGTGGTACCTCATGAACCTCGATGGGTATTCACCATGCATGGAACGTGCTACAAAGTTAGGTTACAGGCAGTTCATACATCCCGATAACTTTTATGATGATGACATTCCTAAACCGGATCAAATTGACATTATGGCTATTCGTGGAATTAAGAATCGTATGATTAACTTTCTGATTGAATTGAACAATCATGTACAGATGCACATTAAGGATTATAAGTATGACGACGAAGTAACGATCAATAAGAGGGTCAATAATGTTATTCTTCAAATTGAGGATGGTTTTGAAAATGTTCGTCGTCACCAGATTTCCTATGAGCGTGTGATTGCCCCAACAGCTTTACCACAGGTTTCGGTTTATACTGATCCTTCTACTATGGATGAAGAGGAAGTTGAGAAATCGACGCCATTTCAGAAATGTTTGATGCTTTCATTGAAGGAAGCCTATAGAGCTGGATACAGAAGGTACAAGGGACATTGTTGTGAAGAAATTAAAACTGTTGAGGGTTTTAGAACTCGTGCTTGGAATCCAATTTTTACAATTGAAGAATTTGTGTATTCTTTGCCACGGAAGGAGAGCAACTTTGTAAATTGGAAACATTTCACAAGTAAGGGGTCTATTTTCCGTGATGTTATCGATAATATTACGAAGTGTAATGATGCACAGTTCCCTGAAATTAACAAGCGACGACAGGTATGGGCATTTAAGAATGGTGTTTTTGTAGGTAAGGAATGGATACCAGATAGAGGTGTATATGATTGTCAGTTTTATCCATACAAGAGTGATAAGTATGCATGTCTAGATCCTAGTATTGTTGCTTGTAAGTACTTTGATCAGCAGTTTGACAATTTCTCACATCTCGATGATTGGACTAAAATTCCGACACCTTGGTTTGATTCCATTCTAAAGTATCAGAAGTTCGATGATGATGTGTGCAACTGGGCATATGTAATGGGTGGTCGTCTCTGCTTTGATGTAGGTGATCTAGATGGTTGGCAAGTTATCCCCTTTTTCAAAGGTATTGCGAGGTCTGGTAAGAGTACGTTAATTACAAAAGTTTTCAAGAAGTTCTATGAGAACGAGGATGTTGGAACACTCTCAAACAACATTGAGAAGAAGTTCGGTCTATCTGCTATTAAGGATTCTTTCATGTTCATTGCACCCGAAGTTAAGGGTGATCTCGCCCTCGAACAGGCAGAGTTTCAATCTATTGTATCAGGTGAGGATGTGTCTGTAGCTGTTAAGAACAAGACTGCGGTATCTATAGAGTGGAAGGTACCAGGAGTGCTAGGTGGAAATGAGGTACCCAATTGGAAAGATAATTCAGGTTCGGTGCTTCGTCGTATATTACCATGGAACTTTAGCCGCCAGGTGCAGGATGCGGATCCTCAACTCGATGAGAAGCTTCACATTGAAATGCCTATCATCCTGTTAAAGTGTGTGCGCGCTTATCTAGACTTCTCTAACAAATACAGAAATAAGGATATATGGAATGTTGTACCGACGTATTTCAAGCAGATTCAGAAGCAGGTGGCCATGGTAGCGAGTAGTCTTACAAACTTCCTTGAATCTACCTACATTAACTTTGGTGATGATCTCTTTGTGCCACAAAAGGAGTTTGTTGCCAAGTTCAACCAACACTGTCGCGAAAACAATCTTGGTAATCACAAGTTTCACCAAGATTTCTATGCCGGACCTTTCAGTTCTAGAGAAATTGAGGTTAGGAATGAAACAGTTAAGTATAAGGGACGCCTCTACAAACACCAACCTATCATTTACGGTCTAGATGTGGTCAGCGATGATCTAACATTCACAGACGACACCTAAAAAAAAATCCTTCCCAATAGTAATATGAGCCAGTCGGTCAAAGAATTCGTGCGTCGATCTGGTGTAGAAGTTCAGAGTCCAAACTCGAACTCAAACTCAAATAATAATGCTTTTGCGCGGGAGCTTGAAATGGAGATGATACGCGCCGAACGAGCCCGAGCACGCCCAGCCTACAGTGCATTTAGAACTCCACCCAGACCCCCTCCCCGACAAATGAGGATACCTGAACGTCTTCAGAAAAATCTCACGAGTGATCCCCTCGCAAACGAGTTCAAAGGGATAAATGAGAATGCCTTCAAAAAGGCACTCGGTGAAACCACATTTAACGATAGTTCTCTAGCTTACATTGCACCTTCATTTGAAATGACCAAATTAAATCCAAGTATGTTTAACGCCAACATAGAATCTGGTTTTGGTCCTAAAGACACTGTTGTAAATCTTAAAAATATTCTTATGAAACCACCCATCGGTAGAACACCTATCGGTGAAGGTCTTTATATAGACACTACCACTTTAAACGGTATTTATGGTCAGTTTAAAACTGGATTCTCACACACGAGGGAATTCGGTCCTAAGGGGGATATCACAAAAAAGTTTGCGAGTGTTCAAATAAAAATGCAAATTTCTAATGATACTGAGAATAAAGGTGTCACTTTCAACATATATAAAAACGGCAAGATTCGTTTCTCAAGTGGATTCATAGGTACCAACATAGCGAATCAACCCGAGCTCATTCGTCGTTTTGTTATCAGTAATTACACCGATGGTAACCAAATCTTTAATAATCCAATCGCGTATAATAACTTGAGTGGTTCATTTAGAGTGAATGGTACCTTCAAGATGGATTCAATTGCTGCAAAGTATAGGCGTTATGGTATGACTCGTATCACATACGAACCGGAACTATCTCCATTCTTGTATGCTTACTTCGGAGATACTAAGCTTATACTCTCCGTTAGTGGAAATGTACAAATATCAGGTGCCCAAAATCCTGCCGATCTGTTGCGAGCATATGATTTTGCGAAGAATTTCGTACAGTCTCTACACACTGATGGAGAGATCACAATCACAGGTGTGTTTTCTGAAGGTGTAAAAGCCTCTAGACCCAAAGCTAAGAAAGCCAAACCGAAAGCTAAAGCTAAGGCTAACGACAAAACGGTTTGTTCGCGTATGAAAAAGGCTGATGTCATTAAAATGGCGAAAAGTGTGGGTATAGTTAATTTTAGAGTCAAAACACAAAACGGTACTAGAACTGCTACAGTTGCAGAGATTTGTCGTAAAATTAAGAATGCATCGGGTAATAAGAATGTGACGTTTAAAAACAAAAACAAAAACAAAAAGCTCTCTGGAACTGGTAATAAATTCAAGATAGGGGCTCGTATATGCAAAAATGAGTCCAAGGTTGAATTACTTCGTATTGCTTCGATTCTGAAAATTAAACTCGATGGTAAAGAAAAACGCGGAGATCTGTGCAAGCTCATCGAAAAGGCTCGTAATACCATACGAAATGCCCCATCACCTGTTAAAAAACCCAAACCTACTAAAATGGATGTACGTCGCAACGTCGCAAACAAAAAGCGTGCAGAAAAGAAATCTGACGTGATAAAGAAGCGTGGTCTAGATGAAAAGTCTATTCGTAAAGATATCGAAAAGTTATACGGAAACAAATGGATGAACCGGTACAATCCCAATATTAATAAGGATGCACGTAATATGAAGTCTGCACTTAATGCTATAACAAATGGTAATAAGATGGGTATTCCATTTAAGAAAAATATCGATGAGATGAAAAAACGTGTCGTAGGTCAGTGGAAGATGGAAAGGCGGAGGGAACTCGAGAGAAACTATCTCATGAAAAGTGCAGGTGTTAATGGCATTCCCCTCAATATGCGCAATGACTACCGTCGTGCAGCAGCCAACTACATCATGAACCAGAAGAACCCACCATCTAATAAAAAGATGACAGATTATAGGAAATATTGGTTAAAGTTTCGAGCTAATATTAAACAAAATGGGAATATCCGAAGAACTGTTGGAGCGGCTTCAGCTAGGATTGAAAAGATATAATCATGGGGTTAGAGTAGATGACGATACAAGAACTTGGGGAACTCAACAAAATTCATGGATGGAGATGGCAAAAGAAGAACTTTTAGATGCGATTATATATACAATTGCAGACTACATAAGGAGTAGTCGAAATTCTTCTTGTCCATGTGAGCTTCATAGTCGTCAAGGTGATGATGATAATAAACTTATCATATCGATACTAGACAATTTTGATTATATAAAAAGTCCTGAACACAAATTGATGTTGTGTAATTTGTTCAAAATGTTAAATAGTGACCTCTTCAACATCTAATTTTTCTGTTAATAGTTTTATTTGGTTCTGCAATTTGCTTTAAGTGTTTGGTATGATAAGAAAAGTTATATTGTGGAAATGCATCTTTGATTTTATTAGAAATTATACTAGCTTGAACTATGAGGGGTATGCCAGAACATACAGATTTTTCTTCCAATTGGAGAAATTCATCCTCCATTTTTATAAATCTCTTGAGCGCATTGTCTCCTATGTTATTTTCGTGCATTTTGAGATAAACATCCCTAGATGCTCCATCACTGAGATAGAAATACTTCGATCCTTCAACCTCGTTAGACTTGCTTGGAC